GTTGATGGCAAGGATCGGCCCCCTCGGCCAAACCCCCTCCCCCTCGGGGTGGGGTGGGTCATGGGGGGGGGCGCACAGACCGGCACAGCCCCGTCCATCCCGTCGGTGGCGTCGTGGGTGCCCTCGTGGGTGGGTGCCACACAGCGCCCTGTGAGGGACGCTATCGACGGCGAGGGTCGAGCGGCCATCCATCAGGGTCAGAGCCCCGGACCAGCCCGACACCGTCGAGGCCGCGGTTGCCGCCGGGCCGCTCCTTGAGTTGGGCGTCGTGGTGAGCGCAGAGGCATCGCAGATTGCCGAGGTGGTCAGCCGACGTCGGTGTCGGCGAACGCGGTCGGCGCTGGACATGGTCGACGTGAGTGGCGCGACTGGTGCAGCCAGCGATGGCGCAGCGACTGCCATCTCGGGTCAGACACTGGCGCCTTAGTTTCCGCCACCAGGTCGAGCCGTAGAACGCGACGCTTGCAGGGTGTGCCATGCGCCCATAAAGAAAGCGCCCGGAAGGTGGTGACCTGCCGAGCGCGCTATTCAGATGATGACGAAAACATGCAATTATCTGTCCCCGATGTCAATCGTTTATTTTCACGCTGTGCCGTATGCCTCGGAAAGCCGCTGTAAAGCTGCCTTTAGTTGAGCCGACGCTGTGCCGCGGCGCCATTTCCGAACTGCGTCGTATTCGTGCAACGGAAAGCCTTTGATCACCACCCAGTTGACGACACCCTCGCTCGCCGCGAGCCCCATCGCCTGACACCCACGACGCCAGCAGTCGGCGGCAGACAGAGCGCGTTCCTGCGGTGCGAGCCATACGCCGCCAGTCGACGAGAACGGGACATCGCGACCGAACGGCAACGGGCCCAGGCCGCGACCCGCACCAATGTGCTCGTGAGCCTGGAGGTATATCCGTGCCGCCTGGCGCTGACCGGGCGTCATGTCGATCGCATCCAGCGGGTCGGCCCGCCTGGCGCGACGGATGCTGACGACTGGCGAGACTGCGACGTCCTCGATGACGACGGGCGGGCCGAAGCCAGTGCCGTGGTCGACGCCTGGATCATGTTTGAATTTTCGCGCCATCAATTATCCTCTCGAAAAGTCAAAACGCCATCCCGGCGGCAGGGCTCGCCATCGAGGAGTGTGCCGGCGGTGATCAGGCCCCAGGTGAGCGGGTGACCGACTGGGAGTGGATCTGATGCGAGCTCACGGAGCGACCCGTCGGCGCGGACTGTAGGAGGAGACGAGATGCGGGTGCGGACCGGCTTGATCCGATGCCGGATGTGATAACTGATCGTGTCCGGCTTGATTCCGGTCGCCTTGGCCATCGACACGATCGTCGAGCCCTTGGCCACCTCGGCGCGGATAAACACGTCGAGCGCCGCCGTGATCGTGCGCTGTGTCTCAAGTTGCACACCAGCGGCCTCGCGCAGATGGCGCAGCTTGACTTGCACCGCGCCAACCGATCGGTTCTGCGACGCGCACAGTATCCGCAGCGCCTCACCCCTGAGGGATTTTGTGACGTAGGGCGCGATCTCGGCGAGTTGCTCAGCCGACCATCGAATGCGTTGGTCGTCCTCAACAGACGGCATATCCCAAACCCTCCAAAATCGTCCCCTGCGTGATCAGGGACCAGGAGATCGAATGGCCGGCCGGGAGCGGGTCCCATGAGCGGGTTTGAGGACGGACCGGTGCGACAACGACTGGCACGATCGCAGCGGTCCGGACTTTGGTGAGCGTTTCGATGCGCCGCCTGCAAATACCAGTCGTCCGGCAGATCGACGTCACAGTTTCGCCTGATGCGGCCCGCGCCTGGATTGAGGCGATCCGCTCAGGAGACAGGATGGCGCGCGGCTGGTTCAGCTGCACTCCGGCCTGGCGCCGCATGGTCAGCATTTTTGTTTTGACGCCCTCCAGCGTGCGGCCGGTCTTGTCGGCGAGGGCTCGCACCACTTTGGCGGGGAGCGGGATCGAGATGTAAGGCGTGAGGACGGCTACGTCGGCGGGGAGCCATTTTGCGTGGTTCATACCGGCCCCATCACACAGAGTTCGCGCAGGGTTCCCCACAGGGTAAAACAAACCCAAACCACCACAGGGTTTGGTTTTTTTACTAGGGAACCCAAAACAAGTCTGTGCACAGGGTTTAGCACAGGGTTTGACACAGAGTTTTTCATGACAGCCACTCGACACAGGACGGCAAACCACCCTCGGAGCGGAGACCCTTAGGCCCTTCTGCCGCTGACCTTCCAGTCCTCTGATAGACCGCAACAACCACCCTCCCCGTGGCCATCACCTGCTTCATGGCCTCCCTCTGAGCTGCCTTGCTGCTAATTTCGATGCCCTTAACCTCAAGAGCGCGAGAGATCGACCGAGGCTCACTGTCGGATATCCGATCAGACCAGGGCAGCGCATGCGCGGTGCCGCGCTCGATGATGCCGATAATGGTGTTGATCACCTCCGCCGTCAGCACCTTCGATGGCGGCTCCCAGGGTATGCAGGCAGCCACGGTTTCCCCGTTGTCGAGGTCGTAGGCGACACGCTCAAACCACTCTGCCTCGTGCAGTGGTGCGTAGTTCGACTTGGCGCCATCCAGCCGGACATAATGGAAGCGGTGCGCCTCTGGCAGGCCAAAAGCCCCTGCCTCTTCGCTGGTCATCACAGAGAGCGTTAGGACAACCCGCGCCGCCCCTACGATGGCCGATGCGCCGCGCAGCGTGTCAGGATCGCCTGGCGTAGCGGACGAGCCCTTTCGCGAATGATGCAGAAGCACGACGGCGATATTGTATTGGGCTGCCAGGCTTCGGAATTTAGCCATCACAGCGCGGATCGCAGTGTTGTCGTTTTCCTCAGCGTCGTGCAGCTCCACAAGCGGATCGAGGATCAGCACGTCCGGCATGCGCTCCTCAATCTCACGCTCGATCGCCGTCATGGCTTCCGTGAACGTCAGGCGCCCGGTGATAGGGTCGCGCCGCAGGAGCGTGCCGACGCCAGCCGGAGTGAGACGCACGACGCGCTTCTGTAGCTGGGACGGCGTGGCGCCGAAGTGACGGAGAGCTGCCGACATGCGGCGCCTCTGCTCAATGGCATCGTCCTCGACGTTGTAGGTCAGCACCTTGAGCGATCCGACAGGCTTGAAGCCGGCGAACTCAGCCGCCAACGCCATGGCAATGCACCACGATACCATCAAGCTCGACTTTCCAGCCGAACCGGGGCCGCTCACAACAGTGACTGCGCCGCGGAGTAAATAGCCCTTCGCCAGCCAGGCGCGAACGGGGATCGCCGCCTCTTCCCAATCGCTGTCATCCACGGCGATAGCCTGACCCATGATCGTGATCACTGGCGTGATCGGATCACCGAACCCGCCGCTGGCGTAAATACTTTGCAGAGCGGTCGCATTCATAGCCGCGCCGCCTCTAATTTCCGCGTCCATGCGGCGGCTCTCCGATGTTCTTGCATTGCTTCTGCGAGGGCCTGCTCCAGCAGCCATAACGGCGGCGCCAGAGGGCGGGTGATTGCGGTCTGTCCGATGGCTTGGCGCGCTTCAGTGACGCCGCCGCCGGATTGGATTGCAGCCATCGCTGCGCCGGTCATGGCCGCGAGGCTGTCCCGGTGCTGCGTCTCCTGCATGGCATAGGCGTCGGCGAAGGCTTGGTCAGAGACAGGGCGCCACTTGAGCCCATCCATCTTGGCGCGGACCGCGTAGCCATAAGCAATTCCACGCAATTCCTTCCTGGCCAACACCTCGTCGTAAACTGCCCAATGCACCAGCGTGGCGATCCGCGATGCGTCGCGGTTGAGCCAGCGGCGAAGGAAGTAGATCCACGTCGATGATTTCTCGGGGGCGAGGACGTTCATCCCGCCCAAACCTTCCGACCCATCTGCTCAATCACTGAATCCCACACCGGATCAGACGGCGCGCAAATCTCAGCCCGCAGCACGCCATCCGCGCCCTTGTGCCAGCCGCGGACGTGCCAGCCAGCCGCGCCGACGTGCATCGTCCCGGCGTATGATCCGTCGTCCTGCTTGGCGACAGACAGGGTCAAGTTGATCCACTGACCGTCGGGCGGGTTCATGGGTTGGCCTCCATGATCGCGCGGCCGATGAGTTCAGGGATTTGGGGGACTACGGCGTTGCCTAGCGCCATAAGGCGCGGCCGGCGGTTCGGGAACCCCTTACCTACGGTGCGGGGCGTGTCGCCTTCCCAGGCTTCCACCCCTCGACTTCCGTATGCCCGGCCGGGAACCCCATCATCCGTTCCACCCATTCCGGGTTCAGCACGCCGCCAACTGCATTTGGCAGTTGCTCGCCAGAGGTCGGCGGGCGTGACAATCGGGACTCCCCGTCCGGGGCGTTCGGCGCCCGGTAGTCCCGCGCTGCTGGCGTCGGCCACAGTTTCACTGCACCCGGGAGCCCGTTGCGCGGGTTCGTCGCGTCGAAATCCCCGCGTTTCTCCGGGTCGTTCGCCCTTGGGGTCGGCCACATCGTAACGGCCACCGCCAGGGGCGGAACCCATTCGTTCCCCGCCGCAAGGCTCCCCGCGCCCCGGCTGCACTTCGCCGGCGACTCCATGTCGCGCATTGTGGGGGTGGGCCACGATCCACACCCGGTCGCGTCGGTGAGGCGCACCAACGACGGAAGCCGGTATGCAATGCCATTCCGCATCATACCCGAGCGCGGCCAAGTCTCCGAGAACGTCGCCAAGCCCTTGGGAAAGCAATGCTGCGACGTTTTCCACAATGACGAAGCGGGGTCGAATGTCGCCAATAAGGCGGGCATACTCACGCCAGAGGCCAGACCGTTCGCCCGCGAGCCCGGCGCCCTTTCCGGCGAAACTGATATCCTGGCACGGGAACCCGCCGCAGATGACATCAACGGAAATTCCGTCTGCCGCCAAACGCTCTCCCGTGAGGGTGCGGATGTCGTCATAGCAGGGCACCTCCGGCCAATGCTTCGCCAGGACGGCGCGCGGGAACGGCTCGATTTCGCAGAAGGCGACGGTTTTCATTCCGGCGCGTTCCAGACCGAGGGAAAAGCCGCCGATGCCGCTGAAGAGATCAAGGACGTTCATGCGAACACCCCCGCCCGCCGCAACCGAGCCATGGCGGCGAGTTTGGAGGGTTCGGGCTTGCATTTAGCGGAGCGTCGAGTGTTTTTTTTGACCGGCTCAGCCGTGGCCAGTTCGCGGTCGTATCCGCTGGCGACGTGCGGCGCCGTCAAGGCAAGCGGCACACCGTGTTGGTGCAGAACGGTCGCCAGACCCTCGACGGAGCGGACGACAGACCACTGAAACCCGTTGGCGATCATGGCGCGGCCAAAATCTTCCTGAGCAGCGGATGCCGTGTTCGTGCCGGCCTTGAGTTCGACGCCGATGAACCGACCGCGATACCAGATCATGATGTCGCTGAGCCCCGTCTTGACGCCCTGGGCCTTGAGCCGCTGCCACTCGCGAGCCCGCTGTGCAGGCGTGCCAGAGTGGGCGCGACCGTGTTCGATGGCGGTAAAAGTGCCCGGCGACGGCAGGAATTGATCCAACCACATGCGGCAGCGAGCCCGGAGACGTGCCTCAGGTTGCGCCATCACCCGCCCCAAAAAGCCCTCGGCCGTCGCGTGGTTCGTTAGGCACCGCTCCGGCCGAGGTAAGGTTGGCGTCCTGGCCGTCAGGAAAGGAGCAACGGGCAGGAGCAGCACCACACAGCGCGGGATGCAGCGCATCGGGCCGGAGCCCGATCTGGGAAATCAACACCTCTAGATACTGCGCCAGGTCCATCGCCTCTTCCTGCGCGTGGATCAGCCACTGAAGCTGCGACAAATCGGTCCGATCCAAGCCGACGCCGTATTTCCGCCGGCCAAACTGACTGCGGGCCTCCATTTTTGCGGTGACGGCTGCGACGATTGGGTCCGTCACTTGACGTTCCGCAGCCGCGTGACCGTCACCGGCGCGACATGCGCCTCGGGCGTCAGAGCCAGCCGCCGCTGCCGCACCTGCTCAGCCCGCGCGATCAATCGAGCCGCCTCACGATCCAGGTGAGTGACAAACCCGGCGCGAATTCTATCCGCCTCGGCGCGGCAGACGCTGAACACCTCGCCATACACGTATGCCCGGACCCGCCGCTCAGTGAGGCCAAGGTCGCGTGACGCCTCCGACTGAGCGTGCTCGTTCTTCAGTCCGGTCGTGCGGTACGAGGTCACAACCTCGTGGACCAGGTGCGCGACTTCCTCGATTTTCTCGCTCGGGATGGACACTTTTCTCCGCGACGTCATGAAATCACCGTGCGAGAATTGATCGATATCGAAAGCATGAAAATCATGATCCGAATTAAATGTCGGGCGAGCGCGGGCGAAACCGCAGCCCCCGCCCGACAATACAGCGCCAGGGCTGCAAATCGATCCACGATACTGTGGGCGATTACTGGCGCCGATGCCCTGCACGCTCCGGGGTTCGAGAAATTCGTTGCAGGGAATTTTGTGGTCATGGATCAGGGCGCGATCGGAGGAGCAGAGACCGCCTGGACGATCCGCCGATACACGCCGAGCGTCGGCTCGGTTTCGCCGGACTTCCAACGGGTGAACGTCGATGGCGCGATGCCGACCATGCGGCAGAGTTCCCGAGTGGTCAGCCCACGGTTTCGCGCGAGTTGCTCGACGTCTGTAGCGGAAAGGAGCATGTTCATGAGGTCACGGTATGCGCAATAATGCGCTTTCGTCAAGCCCGAATGCATTCTGCCGACGCGCAATGGTGCGCCACGCAAAATCAGGTCAGATGTGTATAGATGCGTCTATGTCTGACCTTCAAAGTCCAGTCCGCGATCTAGTGCAGAGGATGGTTGCTGATAGTTCAACCACTGCAACCGAACTCGCTAGGCGGGCGAATATCGCTGCGAGCACCGTCAACCGCTTCATGAACGGAGAGGTAAAGCACGTCCTCTCCGTCCCGATCCTTCACAATCTAGCGCGGGCTGCGGGTGGACGTCTTGTCCTTGATTATCTCCCCGCCGCCGCCGATCAGCCTATTCATCCTCACGAGGAGGTCGAAAAGATGATGTGGGTTGGCTTCTGGGATCGCATGTCGCGGAAACAACGCGCTGGCCTTGTGTCGATGATCCTCGATCTTCTCGAAGCGCAAGACAATCCCCATAGCGTGAGCCCTTTTAAAAGAGACTGATAGCTTTAGACAGACTTGCCGTAATTGCACACTGTGTCGAGAGACCTTGGTTGTAATTATATTTCAAACACGGGGGGGGGGGGGGTGTTTTCTTTCTTCAAAAGGCTTTTTCAGCGCAACAAAACTCTCGATGAGGTCCCGGCAGATGACTATTGGTCCGTGCCGGGCGATGCGCGGAGGTTTGGTTCTCCGCCGCCACCACCGCCCCCATCTTTGCGATGGCTTCCCGAAATTGTTCCTGGCCAGCGCGGTATCCCCTATCGAGATTTCCACAACATGGTTGCCGGCGTCACCTTCGCAAATGGCAATGGAACGCGCCGCCAAACAATAATCCGCCGAGACGTTCACCGTGCCATGAAGCTCCGCCTCGCCCATGAGGCCAATAATCCGGGTGACAGCCAGGCCGTCGCTGTATTCACGCCAGGCGGAATGCAGATTGGCTATTTGAAACGCTTCCTAAACTGCGATGTCCTTGAATGGTTAGAAAAAGGGCTTCAGGTGGAGATAATAGCCGCGGATTTAAGGCCCTCGCCCGACGGAGAAATCTGGGGCGTTCTAATCCACGTTTACGTGTTCGACCCGCGTCCGCCTGCTCCACCTCCGGAACCCAAAAAACCGAAGGTGCCCAAGCCTCGCTCCAAAAAGGCCCAACCGATCGCCCCACCAGATATCGCCGCCTGAGCCGATCGCCTGACGACCAAAATAGACGTGTCCGTAAATGCGCATAATTGCGCTTGACGCTTTCCGGGATATGCGCAGTAATGCGCTTGTAACTCCCGGAGGGCCACCATGGACATCCCCGCCACAATCGCAGCCGCCGCGGCCAAAATACGCGAGGCCGTCGCCCTAGTCGCAGCCATCCCCGTGCCCACTGACCCATCCGAGCAGCGAGCGCAGCGCGGGTTCATCCTCGATGGCGAGTGGCTGATAGAGGCGTATCTCGACGCCTGGAGCGCGTGACATGACGATCGTGTACACCGCGACGCTCCCCACCGGCTGGAAAAAAGAGGTCGATGCGACCGTCAACGGCCATGCCGGGACCCGGCCGATGGTCACCGTCACATTCAGCGCCAATCTTGGCCGGCAAGTGAACACGCAAATCCTCACGCCAGCCGAGACCGCTGATCTCGCCGTGATGTTCACCGCCGCCGCCGCATCGCTTGTTGTTGAGGAAATCATCTCATGAACATCGGCACAGCAGTCCGCGCCGCACGGGCTACCCTCGGCATGCGCTCCACCGACGCAGCAGGGCGGATCGGGATCAGCCAGACCTGCCTGACGCGGATCGAAATCGGCCACCAGGCGCCGAGCCCTCATGTGGCACACCAGATCGCCCGTGGCCTCAAGACGACAGTCCTCTCGCTCAAACTGCGCGCCACCGCTGAGCACCTCGCCGCCGACTGCCTGGCAGGTGAATACGCAGCCCTCGATGACGACGCCTCGGCCGGCCTCTTCGAGTTGTCGATGACGCTCGCCGAGCTGGCGGACGACGCAGCGGACCTCGACGAGCGGGCCCGTCCTCCTACCCACCGCGAGCGCGCCAGGCGCTTGTTTGGCGCAGCGCGGTGACGCTCACGGTCTGCATGATCCCCGTCGCCGGCCGGTTCGCGGTCCAGGTCTCCGGCGACGGCTGGACGGCTGCCAGCCACATCACGTCACCGGACGGCGCAGTGGCCTGGGCGCGCGTGCAGATCGCCAGCCGCTCATCGAAGGACCAGATATGAAAATATACTCCACGCTGATCCAGGGCACCGACGAGTGGCTCGACGCGCGCTGCGGCCTGATCACTGCCAGCGAGATGAAGCTCATCGTCACGCCGACGTTCAAGCCGGCGAGCAATGACCGCGAGCGCGCTCACCTTTACGAACTCCTGGCCCAGCGGATCACCCGCTACGTCGAGCCGCGTTACGTCAACAGCGACATGCTCCGCGGTCACACAGACGAGATCGAGGCCCGCGCGCTGTATGCCCGGAATTACAATGAGGTCCAGGAGGTCGGGTTCATCACCAACGACGTCTGGGGATTCACGCTGGGATACAGCCCGGACGGCCTGGTGGGCGATGACGGCCTGATCGAAATCAAGTCACGCGCGCAGAAATTCCAGACTGAAACGATCATCAGCGGAGAGATGCCCGCCGATTACTTGCTGCAGGTGCAGACAGGGATGCTGGTGAGCGGGCGCAGGTGGTGCGACTTCATCAGTTACTGCGGCGGCATGCCCATGATGACGATCCGCGTCTATCCCGATCCCGTCATCCGCGCGGCGATCCTGAATGCTGCGGAGGCGTTCGAGGAGCGGCTGATCGAGCGGCTCCGGCAATACGAGGCCGCGATCGACGGACCGGGCCTGATCCCAACCGAACGTCTGGTTGAACTGGAGATGCACGCATGAGCGACATGAGCGACACCATCATCCCGAAATCTGACCAATTGAACGCAGACAGCCTGCTCGCCGGGCCGCTGACGATCCGGATCACCGGCGTGTCGATCGTGCTGAGTGAACAGCCCGCCACGATCAATTATGACGGCGACGGCGGTCGGCCATTCCGCCCTGGCCTGTCGATGCGCCGCGTGCTCGTCACTCTGTGGGGCCCGGACGCGAAGCTCTATGTCGGCCGGTCGCTCACCCTCTACACAGATCCATCTGTCGTTTTTGGTGGCATGGCCGTGGGCGGCATCAGGATCAGCCACGCCTCGCACATCGCCGAGCCGGTCACGATGATGCTGACCTCCACGAAGGGGAAACGGAAGCCTTTCACGGTTCGCCCGCTCGTCGTCGACGACGCCGCGACCTCATGGGCTGATGCGACCGTGGCGTCGATTGCCGCCGCTGTCGATCACGCTGCGCTGGAGGAGATCACCAAACAGCCCTCCGTGGTGAAACGACGCGCGCAGCTCGCCGAGCGCCGGCCGGAACTGGCTGAGCGGGTGTCCGATGCGATCGCGAGTGCGCTGGCGGTGTTCGATCGGGCTGAAGCTGGGGAAATGGAGGCATGACCTGGTCCCCCGTCGTCCTGAGTGCGTCGATCAATCATAACAGCAAGCCCGCCGTGCGCGTCGGTTGCATCCGCGCCGGCGGTAGGTTCCAGCAAGCGATGATGGTGACAATCGATTGTTCTGTGATCGACACCCCTCCGGAATGGCTTAAAATCGGGCAGCGTGTCGATGTGCTGCTGGGTCATGGCGAGCACGCGGGTTGGATACGCCTCGTCCCTGGAAATCAAGTCGCGATATCCACGCCCGGCGGCAAGAACGCCAGATCCAGTTTGCTTCTGCTGCGCCTGCCCGGTTTTCCGGGTTTGCCTCCCGCAGCCTGTAAAACCACAGAGGCCGAATTCGACCGTTCCGACGGCTGGCTGGAGATCAAGCTCCCAGGCTGGTTTGCCGCCAAAGCTCCGGTTGTCGCGGCCCCGGCAGCCGCGCCGGTCACGCGGTCAAACGGTCTTGCGCTGGCGAGACAGTCTCATACGTTTCCGAAGGGGGCGGTAGCATGAGCCGTTACGACGTATCGCAAGACATGCGCGTGGTGTGGTTCTTGCTTGCGCCGGAGCGCGAAATGCTCGCCGCTGAAATGGTGGCGCGCAACCTGAATGCGCGGGCCGAGCATCCGATAGAAGGCTATGTCGGGTGGATGTCGTCGCTTGATTGGGAGCCCGACGAGCCCGACGACATTCCTCCCGACGACGTGGGCCGAATCATCACGGTTCACGCCACGATCCCCAACCCTGAGTTTTTCGCTATCGCGGCGGCGCTCGGGGATGAGGGGATGATGGACGTGTCTCTCAATGGATCGGCGTTCAGTGCAGAAATACGAACCGGGATACCGCCTCAGATGGTGATCTACACCGATCGCCTTGAAAGCGCGCTGGGGTCCAGGATCGCAAAAGCGGTCAAGATTTTGGAGGGTGAAACGCCATGACCGACATTATCAAAGACGCGGTGCTGGCGGAGGATGCGCCCGGAATGTTTCAGATCAAACAGCGCTTTACCGGCGACGTGTTATTCGAGTGCAAACTGCCCGTCGAAGTTGAAACACAATCGTATGGATTGAAGCTTGGTTTTGCGGTCAATGCTGCGGTGAAAGCCGGCATCGATCTGACCCATGCCAATCTGGTCGGTGCCGTTCTGGCCGGTGCCAATCTGGCCTATGCCGATCTGGCCGGTGCCTATCTGGCCTATGCCGTTCTGGCCGGTGCCAATCTGGTCGATGCCGGGCAACGCAGCGACGGTTACAGGTTCGTTGGCTGGGTCAAAGGCGGCGTTCTGCAAATTCGCGCTGGGTGCCGCAACTTGTCGATTACTGAAGCCCGCGAACATTGGGCCAAGACTCGCGGCGGAACACAACTCGGTGACGAAACAATGGTCATCCTCGACCACATTGAGCAAGTGGCAAAAATTCGGGGGTTGTTGAAGGTATGACCGACATTATCCAAGACGCGGTGCGAGCGGGGTGCGCGTTTTCGCAATTCGGTGGGTGCCAGTATCCCGACAGGTGCGGTTGTCACAACCGGGCATGGGCGGAAAGAGCCGCCCGCCACGCGGCTGAGGCGATGCGTGAGGAAGCGGCGCAGAGTGTGGATTGCGGATGCGAGTGCCGTCCGATGGTGCTGATGGATTTGGCGACTAGTTACACTGCAAGTTGTTCATCATCCAACATTTGCGGCGCCATCGAAGCGGCACAAATCCGCGCCATCCCCATCGAAGGAGAGACGACATGAAACTGACCGATGATCCGCAGGTGGTGTTGATCGAAAAAATTCTTGCTCGCATCGACGACCGCGTTGCCGAGGCGGTGGCAAGGGAGCGGGAGGAAATAGCCGCGATGCTTGATGCGAACGACAACCCGCTTGGCAAGTTGCTCGCCGCCGCCGTCCGGGCGAGGAGCAAGACATGATCACGGATCAAATGGTTGAGGCGGCGTTGCAAGCGTATTGCGGCCAGGATCACCAATTGAATTTTGGTGTGCTGGGGGACCATCTTAAAGCCATGCGCGCCGCCCTTGAAGCCGCCGAGGCCGCAGCGTGGCAGCCAATTGGCGACGCACCTTGCGACGGAACAACAGTGCTGGTTTACGCGCCGCCACCCGATCCAGAAAAGTGGCACGAGTCAGTATGGGATCTGCCCGCCATCATCTGCACAGCGGCATACCACGAGGACGCGGGTTTTTGCATTGACACCATCCGTGAGCCCACCCACTGGCGCCCCCTGCCCGCAGCACAGAAGGAGACCAACAATGTCTAACATCACTTTGAACGGCATCGAATACACCCCCGTCGTCAAAACCGAGGGTAACCGCGCCGTGATCGTTGTTGATCGCGGGTGGATTTTTGCCGGGGACGTGACTCGGAAAGATGGCCGCATCTTTCTTACAAACGCAGTCTGGTTGTTCAGATGGGAGAAAGTCGGCTTTTCCGGCGTGATTGCAGAGCCGAAAAACGCGGATATCCGCAGGATTGCCGACTTGGATATACCGGCGGGAGCAGAAGTTTTCTGTGTGCCGGTTCCGTCTGGGTGGGGTTTGTGATGGATACTGCCATCGTTCCGGTAGGCTACGGCTACGGCGACGGCTACGGCTACGGCGACGGCGACGGCTACGGCAACGGCTACGGCGACGGCGACGGCGACGGCTACGGCGACGGCTACGGCGACGGCTACGGCAGCGGCTACGGCAACGGCTACGGCTACGGCAGCGGCTACGGCGACGGCGACGGCTACGGCAGCGGCTACGGCGACGGCAAAGGCTACGGCTCCATAAACACTAAACTACGCATCATTGCGGCAACCGATCTCGCACCGCTGAACCAGGAGATTGCGTCATGAGCACGACAAAAATAATCGATGCCCCACCGGCGCTCTGGCGACTTGAGCGCGTGCTTGAGATGACCGGCCTCGGTCGATCGACGATATATCGGCGAATCGGGACACGAGAGTTCCCTGCGCCGCGCGATCTTGGCGGAGGGCCGGTAGCCTGGAGGTCGGATGAAATTATCGCTTGGATCGAATCGCGGCCAGTGGCGGCGGGACACAAGGTGGGACACATTATCAATTACTCTACTTTAATTAAGTGATTTCAATAAGTTATAGAGTATATTCGGTTCCTACTTCGGGAGCCATTGACCCCGCCTACATGATCCCGCGACGTGTCAAAACGTCGCGGGATCAATCGTTTAAGGGGTTGCGCGCGCCTCCTGCCATCCCGCATTGTCCCTACCCGACTCAACCCCAATCCGGGACATTGGTCGGGACACGTGTCCCGGCATGGAGAGACAATGGTTTTGACGGTTTCCGCGATTCGCGCGGCGAAGGCCAGATCGACCCGGTATAAACTCACCGACGGCGATGGCCTGCATATTCTGGTGCTGCCGTCAGGTTCAAAATCTTGGCGCTGGCGATACCAGAAGGCTGGCGTCGAGCACCTCGTCACCCTGGGCACCTGGCCGGATTTAAGCGTGACGGATGCGCGGCGTGCGCGTGACGAAGGGAGGGCAGCCCTGTCGGCGCCAACGGTTGCACCGTCGCGCACCCTTGCCGAGGTCACTGCCGATTGGCTCGCGGCGCAAACGCCGCTCTGGAAACCGCACCATGCGGCCGACGTGAAAGCAAGCCTGGATCGAGAGATACTCCCCGCCCTCGGCCATCGGCCGCTGGCGACGATCACTGCGCCAAATCTTCTCGTCGCACTGCGGCCGGTCCAGGACCGGGGAGCGATCGAACTCGCGCACCGGCTGCGGCAGCGGCTGGCCGGTGTGTGGACGTATGCGATCGCTGCGGGCGAGGCAACGGTGAACCCTGCTGCCGGCCTGGAGGCGGCGCTGAAGCCTGTTGTCCGGCAGGGTCGACAACCCGCAGTGGTGACGCTTGACGACGCCCGGGCGGCGCTGGCAGCCGCCGAGAGCATCCCGGCTCATCCGGTGACTCGTCTGGGCATGCGCCTGCTCGCCCTGACCGCTCTGAGGCCTGGCGAATTACGCGGTGGGCGCTGGCAGGAGATAGAAGGCTTGAATGGAACCGAGCCGGTCTGGCGCGTTCCGGCTGGGCGGATGAAACACATTCAAGCCCGAGCCGCGGTAACGTCCGACCACGTCGTGCCGCTCTCCCGCCAGGCCGTCGAAGCGCTGGCGGTGCTGCGGACAGTCGCGCCAGGCGATCTGCTGTTTCCGAGCTGGTCCGCGATAATGAGGCCGATGAGCGAGAATGCCCTCATATATCTGCTTCAGCGCGCTGGTCTCGGTGGCGTGCAGGTGCCGCACGGCTGGCGTGCGACATTCAGCACCGTCATGAACGAGACATACCCTGCCGATCGAGGAGCGATTGACTTGATGCTGGCGCACACTCCCGCCGGCGCAGTGGAAGCTGCCTATAATCGGGCGAAGCACATGACCAGGCGGCGTGAGTTGGCGCAGGCATGGGCTGATATGCTGCTGCTCGACGCACGCCCTGTCGGCGAACTGGCGAGCGGCCCACGCAAAACACGATGATTTAAATCGGCCGGCCGGACCCGCACCAATGCAGCGCCCGGCCGACCCTCCCGCACCGCTGATCCAACGGACGATAAACGCCGGAGTCGCGGAGCAGTCGGAGGCTATTGAAGCACCACACAAGGCGGCAGCACCGTCAGGGAGCAGTCCGGAGGCCGAGCCTCCCGCGCCGCCATATAATCGAGCACCGACGAGCCGAGCTTCATCTCGCCGGCCAGCAGCCCGACGCCGGCATACACCGCAGCCACCGGCACAGCGTGGCACCCAGCGAGGAGCAGCAGCGCCATGCCGGCACGGATCACGCCGCAGGGACCACCACAGCGATCGCAGGCACGGCGGAGGGGATTGCAGGCGGCACCACTGGCACCGTCCGCAGCCCTGCGACCAGCGGACATGTCGCGGCGACGACCGATGCGGCCTTGTTGGTGACGGTCACTGCCTTGGCGTCGAGCGCATCCACAATCGCAAACACGCCGGCGGAATTGGCGCAGAAGAGTTGACCGGCGGTGACGGCGGTGTTGAGCACCTGCACGCCGGTCGGGGTGAGCCCGCCAGTCGAGGTGCAAGCGGCGATGAGAAACGCGCAGCCGATAGCGGCCGCGAAAGCGGAGATGCGACGCATGGGGGAGTTTCCTTGAACGGAGGGGGTGAACGAAGCGTCAGGCGCCGGGCGAAGTGGGGGGAGCGGCGGGGGGAGATGCTGGGATCATCTGTGCCAGGACATCAAGGGCGATCATGGCGTCAGATTTCGTGCCGCGCTCCCGGATCAGGACACCAAGAGCGCCCGCGACCATGACGCCGTAGAGCGTCACGTCCTGCCAGATGCCGGGATCGACTTTGATATGAGCGGCGGTGAGGAGGGCTGCGATCGTCGCCCATGTTGTCGCCTCACCCAGCCTGGTGGCGAGGTATTTGATTAGATCTGACATCGTTGGCCTTTCAGTTTGTCGCGGCGAGCTGCACGGCGAGATCTGTGCAGCGCGCGAGACGAGCGAGCCAGCCGTGGCCATACCGTGCGAAGCCTGGCCGGCTGCGATAGCGTGCCTCGTGGAGATCGTGGAGATTGCCGATGAGGGTGGCCCGGTCGGCACCCCTGGCAGCGAGGGCCGTCAGAGGACCGACCACGCCGTCAACCGACGCGCCGACCGCTTGCTGAAGCTCGACCGCGCTCTCGTGAGGTCCCGCGACCACGCCAAAATCGAAGGTCATGATCTCGACACCGGGCGGCAGCAGGTCGCAGCGCAGCGCGTGCCAATAGAGCGAGCGATAGATGGCGTCAGTCTCGGCCAGCGTGATCAGCCGCACATCGTCAGCAACGCACGCCAAGCCGCGCCAGTGAGTCAGCGTGGCGAGGGTGACGCCGTAGTTTGTGGGTCCGCCTGGGTCATGCGGGTCATCGCTGTAGCCGCCCTCCTCGCGCAGGGTGAAGGCGATGGCCGTGTCAAACGGGGTCATTTCGCCGACACGTGGAGCAGGGCGCCGACGATCACAGAAAAGAGCGCCGCCGCCAGGCCGCGAAGGGTCCATTTGCCAAGCTCCGCGAATTTCTTGTCGAGCCACTCGGCTGTGGCTTCTTTGAGCGCTGCTTTCATCACGTCGAGGGGGAGTTCATCTGGCATCAGTTGACGTCCTGAAACGCGATTACGGTCTTGGCCTGGCCGAACGTATCGGTGAACCGAACCTGCACTTGATACGTCTGTCCGGGTGTCCCGCCCGTCACCATCAGCGCGATGCGCGGGCCTGCGCTAACGACGGTGACGCCAGGCGAGAACACGACCGATTTCGGGCCGGTGTCCCAGGTCGGCGCAGTGGAAACCGTCAGTGGACTGGTATCGCCGGTGATTGGCACAATGGTGATCGTCGGGGTTCCAACCTGCACGTCGCCGGGAAGGAACCATGTCGTGAGATCGAAATACCGCAGCATATTGTCGGTCGACATAATCGGTGACCAGTAGCGTGGGGCGAGATCGGTCATGCTGACGGCTCCAGTGGGATGAGGATGGCGTTGGCGTCGAGCAGGATGCGGATGGCGTTGCGTGGCGCGAGGACTGCGATGGCGTTGGTGTCAGCGGGGATCAGCGCGACAGCACCGCGCGGCATTTGCAGCGGGATTACGGTGTAGCGTAGCCACGCCGGGATGGCGTCGTCCCTGCGTGCCGTCGTCAGCCACTCAAGTGCATTGCTGGAATCGCCCGATAGCACAAACGTGTGCTGGGATATCTCGACCGGGACGGCTGTAATACTTGATACGCTTCCGCCGATATCCGTAGGCGTATTTACGTCAGAGAATAATCTAGTTATTGCCGAGACCGGGACACCGGCGTCAGAGAATAATCTAGTTATTGCCGAGACCGGGACACCGGCGTCATACGTGATAACGACGACGCTAACGCCAACGCCGGAAATTGGCACGGTTCCAACAGGTGAAAACCCTAGCATTGAGGTGCGGGTTCAACCCTCGTGTTCTCAGGAGGCGCCCACTCGGCGACGCCGTCCCACAAGACGGTGTTGACCACCGATCCAGCAGGGATGGTGACGGTCGTTACCGTGCCGTCCTCGGCCATCTGCATCTGCTCAATGTCGATTGTCGTGATCACATTGTATCTGTTCATCTTTACCACTCCACCACAATGACTACACCTGCGCCGCCAGCGCCGCCAACGCCTCCCAAGAGAGAGTTCGTGCTGTTGCCAGCGCCCCCACCGCCGCCGCCTGCGCCATACGCACCGCCAGCACCACCAGCACCACCAGCCACGGTTGTTGCAGACGACCCTCCACCTGCTCCACCCGCCGCGCCAGCTTCGTTCCACATAGCGCCGCCAGCAGAGCTGGTTGCAGTTCCAGCGGTCCCAGCACCACCGCCCGCCGCTCCTCCGGGCTGCGTCCAAGTCGTGCCATACAGAGCCGTCTGTGCCGCCCCAGCAATCGCGCCCGCAGCGGTTGCGCCGCCAACGGCGAAACCACCCCCCGATCCGCCGCCACTTGGTCCCGCGAGTAGATTGTTTCCCCCCCCAAAAGACGCACCAGTCGCGCTACTTCCGCCGCCTCCTGATCCACAGTGAGATACGCCTGCTCCGCCCCCAGCCACACCAAATCCACCGCTTGCAGCACCCCCCGATCCGCCGCCACCTGCTGCCGTATTAGACCCGGCATTACCAGCGTTGGGGGTATCACCACCGCTCCCACCGCCGCCAGACGCAACGCTGACTGCGCCGCCAGCGCCACCGCCACCGCCACCGGCCATGACGGCATAAGAGGTGATGTTGATGACACCAAAACTTGAGTAGCCGCCGTTCCCGCCGACTGGAGTGCCGGATGTTCCGCCTGCACCGAACGACCCAACAGTGATTGTCACGCTGGTTGCAACAGCAGACGCTGCCATGTTGCGAAACCGCCAACCCGCCCCTCCGCCACCAGCACCACCAGAACCACCTGTGGCGGCAGCATAAGAGCCACCATATCCACCACCGCCACCACCACCGACAGCGAGCACTTGGACAACGGTGGATGTTGCCAATTTCGTGTAGGTGCCGGACGACGTAAACGTCGTGATAGTCGGCGCAATCGGCAAGTTCCCCGTCACCGTGGGCAACGTCAGCGTGCCGGTGTTGACGATGGTGCCGATGATGGGGCTGGTAAGCGTGGGGCCGGTCCCTAGGACGACTGCACCGCTTCCTGTGCTTGTTGTGGCACCAGTGCCGCCCTGCGCCACGGGCAGCGCGCTTGCCAACGTCACGCCCGTGGACGTGACGGTGATCTGCGTCACGCCCGCCCCCTGAAGCGCCAGGTTGCCCGACGCATCGGCGGTCGTGACTACGCCACCGCCGCCCGTCGTCGTTGCGTTGATTGTGCTGGTCATGCGGGCTCTACCCTCGTGTTCTCAGGAGGCGCCCACTCGGCAACGCCGTCCCACAGGACGGTGTTAACCACCGATCCAGCAGGGATGGTGACGGTCGTTACCGTGCCGTCCTCGGCCATCTGCATCTGCTCAATGTCGATTGTCGTGATTACGTTGTATCGGTTCATCTTTACCACTCCACTACTATGACTACACCTGCGCCACCAGCGCCACCAACACCGCCGACAAATGACGAAGTGCTGTTGCCTGCGCCGCCACCTCCGCCTGCCAACCCAAAACCAGTGCCAGCACCGCCTGCGCCACCGTTAGTTGCCGTGCCAGAGCCGCCACCGGCAGCAGCAGCCCCGATTTGAATAAGCCCAAACTTGAGCGGGGATGGCCGACCGCCAACACCGCCGACGCTCCCTACTAGGCCGCCAGATGAGTAATAAAAATTACCCTGGGACACTGAAGTGCCGCTGGCGCTACCATTCTGAGCAGCGCCCGCAACACTGAACCCGCCACCGCTGCCAGCGCTTGTGTAGCCCTGTGTATAATTTCCTCCCTGACCTGCAACTCCGATGGCGGATGTTCCCCCCCCTCCACTTGTTATAAAAGGCAAGAAGCTATTTACCCCACCTCCACCGACACCAAACCCGCCGCTGGCCGCCAAATTCATCCCAGCGCCGCCGATTGCATTTGTTCCGAATCCAGCCTGACCGTTTCCATTAGTTCCACCGCCACCGCCACCAGATGCGGTCCCAGCGATGCCAGGAGCGCCGCCTCCGCCGCCGCCGCCGTACAAGAAAGCCCCAAACGACGATATACCTCCACGCCCACCCTGCCCTGAAATAGTGCCGCCTGCCGGTGTCACGCCGGATACTCCGGCAGCACCACCCGCGCCAACAATCACAGCGATTGACCCGGTTAAGTCAGATGCTAGGAACTGCTGAGCATCATACCCTCCAGAGCCGCCACCGCCACCACCTGATCCGCCGCCAACGGCAGCATAGGTGCCGCCGAACCCGCCAGCGCCACCACCGCCAAAAATAAGCACCTGCACGATGGTAGATGTCGAGAGTTTGGTGTAGGTGCCGGACGACGTAAACGTCGTGATAGTCGGCGCAATCGGCAAGTTCCCCGTCACCGTGGGCAACGTCAGCGTAGGAGAGCCCGCAATTGCAGGCGCCTGGAGCGTAACGGAACCGGAAGTGTCGCCCGCGACGACGATTGAACTCATATTGTGATCCACCTCTGGCCAGATGTGACTGTTACGGTAACGCCACTGGCAAGGGTCATTGGCCCCACCGACATGCCATTAGTTCCCGCCGCAATCGTCGTGCTGGCCGTGATTGTGTTGTTGTTAAAAATAATCCCGTTGGTTGCGCGAACGGAGGCGCCTGACACCGCGCCAGTAGCTGCCAGGCTGGTGCCGGTGGCCGCGCCAATATTTGGCGTCGTCAGCGTCGGGCTAGTGGCGAGCACCAGGCTACCGGTGCCGGATACCGCGTAATTCTGGATAGCCCCCGTGTCGTTGATTTGAACGAAACCAGACGCTGGGGCGGTCAGGAAAATATCCGACGCTCCCGTCAGGGACACCAGGGCGTTCGCGTTGCTCGAAGCGGTTACTGTTGTGCGCGCCAGACCCGTTGCGCTCGCAAGCGTTCCAACACCGATCTCCCAGAACAAGCCCGACTGCGAGACGATCGCGTAATAACAGGTGTCTGAAATCGCCAGCACCGACGCAAACGTCCGAAAATTAGCCGCTGCCCCGGCGAGGGTGATACTCCCCGTGCCGACCGTAGCGGTCGTTTCTTTTACCCGGTCTTTGCTGACAAACGACATTTTACATCACTCGCTTATGTGGTCAGACCGCTTGGGCGCAGCGTCCAGCTTCCGTTCGCTGGCGCCTGGCCTGCCGCGAGCGTCAGCCGGAGCCAGAGACCTTGAGCCTGCGCCGCGGTATTCGCAGCGGCCGATTGCTGAACAGGCGTGACGATCTGTGGCGCGGCGCCGGACGAGTATGAACCGACGCCAGATGCCGGAGCCGTCTGCCGGTTCGTCGCGGCCACGCTGTCGTTCAGCGTAGAGCACGGCGCCAGGTCGAGCGCCCCGCTGCCAGCATACAGCCCCGCCGGGTCGGTCTGCTTGGCCACCGTCATCGTCGTCAGCGCCGTAGTGCCGTCCGTATTGAGGGCGAAGATTTTCTCGTAATAAATCCGGGTCAAGCCACCGATCACGTCAGCCGACACGCCCGCGAATGGCCGGATCACCGCCGTGACAGGGTTGGGGAGGATTGGGAACAGGAAGCCGTTCGCCACTTCATAGGTCGAGGTGGCATCAGGCACCGTAGTCCATGCGCGGTTCACAGCCACGATGTCCGTCCCGTATTGGCCAGTGCCGGTGCCGGAGAGCGAGCAGACCTGCCGCAGTTGGCCCGAGCCTGTGCCGCCCGTGACGCGGATGATTTGGCCGAGGGTGACGCCGGCGCCGTCACCCGATTGGAGTTTGAAGATCGGCGGCGTCACGCCCGTGGGGTTAGCCGACCCCGTTTGTGCCGTATGTACAGTGATCGACAGGGTGTGCGCCATCAGCGCGACATCGCCCGTCGCAGCGGTGCCTGCGGGGTTCGCCAGCGGGCCGTTGGCAGTCGCACCAGAGAGCGCGCCATAGAGCAGGCGGGAGAGGGATTTGGCGCCTGAGACCTTGGTGGTGCCGGTCAGGGTCAGCGTCTCAGACTGCACGATGCCGCTGCTGTCTCGACCCGAGTAGACGATCTTGGTGGCGGTATCGCCAGCCGCAGACGACACAACATCCATCAGAGATGCGGCGCTCAGGTCCGCAAAACTGATAATTCGCGTGAGATCGACAGCGCCGCCGACTGTGGCGCTGTCGGCTTCGGGCATGGACGCAGACCCGTAGAAGATGACCTCTTGCGGCCAGACGCTCATGAAATAAATCCTCTGTGTATGGGGAGGCCGTCACCAGATGGCGGAGAGAACCTGATCTTCGGTAGTGGCGCCCGCGACGACATCGAGAAGCTCGGCCAGCTTGGTCTGCGCGCCGACGATCATCGCCTTGCCGTCAGTCCCCACCTGCTGGATTCGCGCTGCAGTGTGAGAGCGAAACTCCCACACTCCAGCACCATCGGCGCACCAGAATGGCGTGGTCCAGTCGGCGGGGAGATTGGGAAACAAGCTGGCGCTGATCGAGGCGGTCATGTTTGCCTGGTCGGCCGGGCGGCTCGGATAAGTGCGGCCCGAAGATGCGAAACCGCCCGTAATTGTTGCAGCGCAGGTCGCTCGGAGCGATGCTACCCGACGTCTCTTCACCTCATCCAGCGGCAGCGATGACGCGACCACCAGGCCGTCGATCAGGGCGAATGGCGTGCCATGGCTGAACAGTGCCGCCTGGTCCGGCATCACCGGCACGCTATTGATCGTGGCGGCGAGATGATCGGAGAGGACGTCGATCACGCAAGTGGTAAAGCCCGAAATCAGACCGTCCGGGCCGATCGTGGCGACAAAAACGGTGCCTGTCGATGTCGCATAGGCGGCCCAATCGGTCACTTCTTCACCAGGAGGGCGGTGATCATCGACATGGTCCTAGTAGGGACCACGTTCGAATAAAGTTCCAGCGTGTAGGTATAAGTAGTCGCCGACGGGGGGGCGTCCATCATGGTCAGGGATGCGTCGGTCGCGTCCAGCCCCGTCACAATCACCACGCCGTCCGACCGCTTGATTCGATAGATGCTCGCCATTATCCGCTCGTCCCCTCTGCGCCGCCGCCAGTGCCGCCGGGCGATGAGCCCGAAGTGTCCGACGTGATATTTCTGATCGAGATTTGCACGTTCGCGTTCGTCGAAACGGCCAATGTCACCGATGCCGCTACTGTCCATGTCGAAGCCGGCCAAGTCAGCGCGCCCGTCTGCGTGCTGGTCTGTGCACCGGACACACCGCCAGACGTAATATCGGCCGTCGCGATCTGCCCGGAGGCAGTCGAGGCAGGCCCGGCCAAGCTGCTGACACCGCCCGACAGGGTGACAGTCCGAATCCAATACCAAGCCGTTGTGCCGGGCGTCAGCGTGGCGCTGTCGGCGTCAACAGTCGATGTGCCCTTCACCACCATGGTCGGAGTGGTCGACGTGCTCGGCGCAGTCGAGGTCAGGGTCCGCCAGATATCGTAGTGTGCGACGTCCTGCGCGCTGACGCCCGCCCACGTCAGGTTCACAGATCTGTTGCCGGCCACTGCCGTCAGTCCGCCAGGCGCGGCTGGTGCAATCGCTGCAATCGTGATGCTCCGAGCCGTCACCGTCGAGATATCCGGCTGACCGCCTCCGTAGACGTTGATCGGCAGGATTTTGAAGTAGAGCGTCTGGCCAATCCGATCCGTCGTCAGGCCGAAGCGGAAAATGGTTCCGTCGTATATGCGGACGAACGGCGATCCGGAGGCGTGCGAATTGGGCGCGGTGTCATACATCCCGCGCCGGAGATAAGTCAGAGCATAGGCCGCGCCGCTGCCGAGGGTCGCGTTCTCATACGCCAGATATTCGCCGCCGCAGTAGCAGAGCGTGTTGCCCTGCTGCGCGTCAGTGAGCGAGCCGGAGATCAGCTGCTGCGCGGAGGCGGCGAGATCGACTGATAGCGTGTTGGTGTTGTCGATGATCGGCGCCGCCGTCACCGCCACAGAGGCAAGGCTGGCCGTGGTGGCACCAAGGCGGGCGATCCCGCTCTGCCGCCCGGCGTAGCGATAGGTGGCATTGTCGGTTGAGACCCAGAGATCGAAGCCGCCCCAGTTGGTCGGTCCGGCTGCTGCGATCCAGACCTCAAAGGCGCCGGCGACGGCGAACGTCGGCTGCCAGATCACCGCAGTCGTGGCACCAGGCGTGCCACCGTACGCCGGCTGATATCCTGCGCCCGTCTCCATCGAATAGCTCGGCGCCGAGCCGGTACCGGCCAGGTAGTCCTCGGCTTGGATCGAAAGGGTCGAGTCTGAATTCTCGGTGATCTCGGTGATCCGCACCCACTGGGCGGACAGACCGAGCGCGCTGTCGGTAATGGAGACGATGTCCATGGGGTCGAGCAGGATAAATTCGGCACCGAGGGTGAAGGCGTATGTGCCGCGAACCTGGGCGCGGCCCATTGTCAGCGAAGCGCTCATCACCGCGGCGGACTGGAGGCAGAAGAAGTGCGCTTGCTTGCGATCGGCCGGACGCAAGCCATAGATGGCGATCGCCGCGTCATCCTGGATTGAGGCGATGGCCGGATTGTAGTTGTTCCCGCGATCGAGATATTCGACCGTCCAGGCGTTCTGCTGGGTCGCCGGAGCCTTGCGCGTGTAGGCGACCGGACCGACGCCACCGCTGCCTGAACTGTTCGAATTGCCACCCTGTAGCGCCTTGAAGTCGGCGTCGGTCAAAGCATACAACGGGACTGACGGCGCCGTGTAGCTGGCCCCATTGGCGCTCAGATTGGCGTCGCCGTAACTGACGAAATTGAGAACGCCCGAGGACCACACGGCTTCCGCATTCGTGGCGGCGAGCAGGTCCTTGATGAAACTCCGACCCTCAGCTTGGTCGATCAGGATCGGGGAAACCACCAGTCCAGATGCCCGCCAATATGACCGCACGGCGGACAGATCGCCGAGCATCGCCGACGGAAAGCCCGAGCCGTAGCTCGCATTGGTCAGATAGTCGGAGATCACAGTCGCCGGATTGACGTCAGGCTGACCGGAAATGCCGTAAGCATCGCTGTTGAAAGTGATCTCGTAGGTGAGATTGGGTAGCGTCGGCGATGATCCGAGCGGCATAAGTCCGGCGGCGACATAAGCCAGACCGCGATAATTGAGAGCTTGATCGGGATGCGGCATCAGTTGGGCCCCTCGACGCCGGAGCGGGTGTCAGACCAGACGTCAATAGTGGTCGCCGCCGGAACTGTGCTGAAATAGCCCCAGGCCGTCTGGCTGGTGGTCCCGAGGAACACGGTCAAGTTGTAGTCGGCGAGAACGCCAGCGATCTCGTTGGCCCAGAGCTTCCCGGTCAGACCGACAACAGGACCCTCGCACAGGCCGACGATCACAGCCGCAGAGTAGTCGTAGCTGCCGCCACCGCCGCCCTTACCGCCTCCGGTCGCGCCACCCTTGCCGCCACCGCCATTGTTGGAGGGGGAAGCGGTGAAGTCGTTATACCAGACAAGGTTGCCAGCGATCCGGTTGCGGCCCCAGCCGATCGGCCGCGCCTTCCCGGCGATTGCCGTCTGCACGCGCATCGCCGTTGCCGGCTGCGTCTTGGTGGTGAGTTTTCCGCCGCCGCCGAATAGCCCTGCCATGGATCACCACACCGTAAAAAAACGACGGTCATGGCCGGCGAGAACGCCACCCTCGCCGTGGTCGAGTTGCACAAGGCGCGAAGCGAAGAACGCATGCACGATCGACGGCCAGCCCGGCGGCATGAGAATGCCCGCGTGGCTGAACGAGTGGCCAAACCGATACATCACCACGTCACCAGCCAGCGCGTCAGCCTGATCGATTTCCCGCGCGCGCTCGGTCACGGTGTCGGCATAGCGCTCGGTCTTGCGATGCATGTGCCAATCCGGCGGATAACTCGGGATCGGAACCGGAGGAGTCAGGCCGACCGCCTCATAGACTTGGGCGAGCAGAGTGGCGCAGTCGACACCGCCAGGCGTCAGCCGCTCGCCGTCGGACCAGGTTGCTTTGACTGCCGCGCGGTGATGATAAGACGTTCCGATCCAGGAGCGCGCCTCAGCCACCACGGCCTTGCGCTGGACCAGCTCGTCGGGATCAATCATGCAGCCGTCTCCGGAGAGGGGATGTAGGGCTCGCCGCCGAAATTGGCGATATTTCCCCAGGTGGTGCATGTCGCCATTTTCTTGTCGCAGCCGGGCCAGGCGGTGAACGCGTCTCCGGCCGTGACTGCGAATGGCATCGGGGCGATCAGAGCGAGCTGCAAGGTGGTGGTCACCTGCGTCATGCTGCGGACCGAGCGCGAAAAGCCGGAGTTGCGACCGCTGGTGAACAAGATGCGCCCGAGGGCATAGGTCCCCGAGCCACCAGGTAGCCCGCTGGTGGCGACGATCAGCGACTGCGTGCTGCCGCTGCCGACGGTGAGACTGGCGGCATAGGAAGAGGCGATGAGGCTGCATCCGGCGTCGAACAGCACCCGACTGCATCCGGCCTGATACAGATTGCGCGGCATGCTCTGGTCGAGCAGTTCCAGGTGACTATTGACGGTGATTTCGACCGTCGCGCGGTCGACGTCGATCGCTGCGACCCGGCCGGTGAAAATGTTCACCACGCCGGTTGGGGCCAGTATCAGAGCACGAGGATACGCTGGCCAGGCGGCGAGATAGGCGCGGTCGACCTGGACTATCGCGCCGTCCAGAGCACCCGCGCGAGCCGCTGCAAGCCAAGGCGTGCTGCCGATGGCGTCGGGATATGCGGCGTTGGTGATCGGATCTACTGAGCGCGGGATCACCGAGAATTGCCAGGTGTCGACATCGAGGCCGAGCTTCCAGTGGGCGGTTGGCTTGCGGTCCGGATGCTCGATGAACGGGCCGCTGTGGGACCAGGTGTTGCCTCCATAGGCCCAGTCGCTGTCGCCGGCCGCCAGGCGCAGCACCACGCCGGTCGCCAGCGTGATCGTGTAGAGATCAGCCCAGACGAAGGCGCGGGCCCCCAGCAGGGCTACCAGGGCGCCCGTCGAGGTCTCGTATTTCGCGGTTTTCACAGTTTCACCGTCGAGAATTTGAGCGAGGACAGCGCCCATTGGGTCGCACCGAATTGTTCGAAATCAACGCTGTCGTCGTCAAAGGTGCACAACCAGTTGAACGTGCCGGTCCATGTCAAAACCGCCGCTGCGGCCGGTGCAACGGTGAAGGTCACAACACCCGTCGCGCTAATCGTGAGGGCTGAGGTCGGCGTGCCATTGACGGAGATCACAGGCGATCCAGTCGGCAGAAACACCGGCTCGATGAACCCGCCATAGGACCGGACCAGCTGCCAAGCGCGGGTTGCACCGTCGCCTGTGCCGAAATTCTGAGCGGTCACGCTTCCGTCTGTGGGGTCGGCGTACTGGAACACGAGCGCCGAGCCGAGGGATGCATTGTAGAACCCGGCGAGGGTCGTCAGTTCAGTGCCATCGCGGAGCAGTTCGAACCCGAACTCATAGCGCCAGCGCGGCCACGACCACAGCGAAAACCGGCTCTCCTGCCCGCCGACAGACGGCTGTTTGACGGTCGACCAGATCGGGGTGCGCTTCGGAAAGCCGATTGTCGTCAGCGCGGGGAATGTGGGAATGGTCATTAATATGCCAGCCGCAGTGAGGGGTTGTTCTTCATCTGGGCGCTCACGATCCGGGCGAGTTCAGCACCGTTCGAGCGGAACAAGGCCGCAACAGACGAGGCGTCATTGGCGTGGACGTGGAGATGGACAGCACCGCCGCCACCAGCGGCGCCAGGCGCAGACGGGAATGGAGATGCGCCGCCTCGGATACCGGCCGCGACGTCGGCGGGGATGATCATTTCCCCGGCGTGAACCTGGGCGACCATGTCGGAGGGGAGCGACCAGGCGCCGACGTCGAACGAGGGCAGCATCCCGAACGCCGACACAGCGGCGAAGGCCACGCCGGCGGCGATGGGAGCGAGCACGGGGCCGACAATGGGAATTTCTACAATCGCCGCATACGCACCGGCAGCAGCCCTCGCTGCCTTTCCTCCGATGTCGCTGGCAGTCGTCGTCATGTTGATCGCCTTTGTCGCCCCCGCGGCCGATATCTCGGCGGCTTCTCGAACCGTGAGGCCAGTGACCGTCGCCGTCGTTTTTGTGGTCTCCATCCCCAGCCATGCCGCGATCTTGCTGGTGATCAGCGCGTCGAAGCCGGAGTCACCGCGCGCGATGGCGGAGCGAACGGCGGTTGCAGTCGCCGACACTTCGTTTTTTGTCATCTCCATGGCAATCCACCGGCCGACCATGTGCATGCCCATGTTGACCGCGCTCTCAAGCACCGCGGTCGCCACCTTCTGCTGGGCCTTCCGCCATGTCTCAGTCCCGGTGATCAAGCCGGTGATGGTCGAACGACCAGCGCTGGCGATGCCGTCAAATGCCTGCTTGTAGACGCGCATCTGAGCCTCATTGGCCTTGATCACCTCTTCAGTGGCGCGTGACTGCTCCTGGATTTGACGGTCAGCCAACTCACGGGCGAGCTTCTCACGGGCGTGCATCGCCTCGCGTTCGGCCAGCGTGCCCTTTGCCAGCGTGGCGATCAGGTTGTCGAGTTGCCGCAGTTCCTGTTCGCCGATCAGAGCGGTTTGGTCGACAACGCCTTGCAGGATTTCGGCGTGAGACTTCTTGCGCTCGGCCTGCATCTGGGTCGCTGCCGCACGAACCGCCTGAACGTCCTCGCGGGCCGCCTCCTCGACGAGACGGACTTGCTCCATCACTGCCGAGCGAACGACCTGCGTCTGAATTTTCAGTTCGTCTTTGTAGAGTTTTGAGTGCTCACCCTCGGCTGCGCGGATGATCGCTAGCTTCTGATTTTCAAGGTCCTGGACCATCCCCAGGTTATCGTGGTTCGCCGCTACTTCAGCCGCCAGGCCGGCCAGGTGCTCTTGCAAAGTGTGCTTGGCTGATCGCTCGGCCAGGCGCTGCATGATCATGTCACGCGCTTCTTCGGCCTGGACCAGCTTGTCCTCGGCCTCGATGCGGTTCTTGGTTCCTTCTTTGGTCTGGCCGACAACCCCCTGCCAGAACGTGACTGTCGCCTTGGCCTCCCCCTCGTGTGTCGCGCGCCAGTCTTTGCCCTGCGTCCGGGCTGCCATGCCAGCTTCGCGGGTGACAAGGTGCAGCTGCTCGGTCATCTGCTGCGACCAGGAGACCGGCGGAGGGGTCTTCATCTGGTCGGTCAGCGCGCCCAGGGCTGCCTTCGTGCGTTCGATCGCGGCGATTTGCTTCTTGGAAGGATCAACCTCACCCGAGGCCGGTCCAGTGCCCTGAAGGCCGGGCTGGCGCTTGGCCAGGTCCTGCTGCTGGCCGACTAGCGCCTTAAATGCATTGCCCTGGGCGCCAAGACTGGTCTGGGTGTTCACCTCGCGGGTGTTCCGCGCCAGTTCGTACAACAGGATCGACCGAGCCTTGATGGCGTCGTTGTCCTCCGCCGCTTTAGTGAAAGCCTTTATAGTCTCGGGGAGGGCGCGGGTCTTCTCCAACAGCTCGGCGCCAGCGCGCGCGTTGAGGTTCCAGGCCTCGACAATGCGTCCAGCCGCCTGCGGTACGTCATCGCCCATCCGCAGAGCGAGCTGCGACACGCCCGAAGTAAGTTCGTCGATAACAGGCTTTGATGTGCCGGGGATCGAGGCAAAAGCATGGACGACCTTACCGGCCACCTCGACGCCGGTGTCGCCGATCTTCGCCAGTTTCTTGACCTGGGCATCTAGATCGGCATTGGAGACGCCGGACCCAATGCCACCGGCCTCGGCGAGCAGTTTGGCGTCATGCAGCTTATGCAGCCACTCGATCAAATGCATCGCGGCCATCGCGCCGACACCGAAGGCGCCAGCCAGCGCCATCATCGCCCCAGAATTGCCTGCCATGCGGCTGGTCAAAATCATCAGCGACCCGCCCATCTTGCTGAACCGGCCGGACATCGCCTCATGAACCAGCACCATGGCCTCGGTCGCCGCGCCGTGGTTGTGCGTCGCCTTTGTCAGCTCCTCCAGCGCAGGCTTGGCCGTCTTCAACTGCGTCGAATAGTTGGTGACCGACCCCTTGGCCGTATTCATCGCCGCCGACGCTTTTTCGAGCGCCACGATCTGCTCAGCCGTCGCCTGATTGCCGGCGGTTCGGACCTCCTGCGCCGCCTTCCGCACCTCGGCCGAATAGTGCTTCAAGTCCTCCTGCGCCAACGCAAGCTGGGCGCGCAGCTTCGTGGCATCAGCGGTGATGTTTACGGAAATATTATCGGCCATTTTCCTGCTTCTCTTCTAGCAGAGACCAATCAACCGGCCGCTGCGGAGTAGATGGCGCATCACCCGAACGGGGCGGCCGGGGAGTCTTCTTCGCGGGTATTTTGAAATATGCCTGCACCAGCCACTGAACCGGCGGATGGTCTGTCCAGTAACGCCGCTGGGCGAGATACATCGGGAGCGACCAGCGCTCCCATATCGCCTCTGGCGAACCGCCCTCCATGCCGGCGGCAGCCAGTTCAGCAACGATATACTCTAAGTCGAGGTCGTCTCCGTTTCGGCCGCCGGGGTCTCCGGCGGCGCCGCTTCCCCCTCGCGCACGAGCCCCGAGTCGACCATCAGGCGATGGACGGCTGCCGAGATGCCCGCACGCTCGTCGGTGCCGGCCACGCGATTGACCAGCAGGCGACGCTTAATCTCCGGCACCGTCAGTTCAGGGCGCACGGTGACGACAGCAGCCGAGATGATGGCGATGTCGGCCGCGAGACCTTCCACCGGATCAGTGGCGATCGACGACGCCTTGATCGCCGGCCAAGCACGCTCCAGGGCTGCGAAGTTCAGGATGGCGGGAACCACAACGCTCTCGCCACCGATAATGACGATGTTTTGTTGGGACATTGGAACCTTTTACAGAGACGTGTTGATAAAGCCGATATTGCCGGCGACGTCGGCCGCGATCTGAAAGTCAATTTCAAGGATGGTAAAATCATCCTGTTTTGTCGGGAGACTCAACTTGCTCGCCTGGCAGTTATTGAACGAGTAAAGAGCCTGCCGACCGTCGTACGGCTGAGACAGGTTGATCGTGAATGCCGGACCAGAACCCATGGCGAGGTTCGTGATCGGAATCTGAACACCGGCCACAGACGAGTAAGTGTAGCTGACGTAGACGGCGGCCGAGGCGTCGGCCACAGCGAACGTGTAGACGCCGGCAGAGACGCTGTATTGACCGACGGTCATGCCCGAGGCCACACGCTTGAGAGGCAGCCCGGTCAGCGCGTAATAAACACCCTGGTCGGCGAGGAAGGTAGCCGAGTTGGTCACCGTCACGGTGTAGGTGCTCACGGCGGGAACGGTCCCTGGCTCGCTGTCGGCGAACAGGGTTTGCGTTGCCGGGGTCGTCGCAGCGCCGAAGTAGATGTCGTTGAACAGGCTGCCACGGATCGAGGCGAATTTCGCCTTCAGGCTGACCTTCGTCTTCCCCGGAGCCAGCGCGATGGCGTAGCGTTTCTGGCCATACAACTCCTTCAGGTCGGCCGAGAAATCGAGCGTGGCGTCCTGCAAAATGCCGAAGCGTCGGGGTGTAGCAGGGCTGGCGGTGAGGCTGGTGCCGATGAGAACACCTGCGGCGAAACCGAGTTGGTCAGCGTATAGGGACATGTCAGGCCTCGCTTATACTAGAGGGATGTGTTGATGCTACCGATGTTGCCGCTCAGGTCGGCGGCGATCATAAAATCGATCTCAGCGATCATGAAATCATCCTGCTTGGTGGGCAGAGACAGCTTCGACGCCTGGCAGTTATTGAACGAATACAGAGCCTGCCGACCGTCGTACGGCTGCGACAGGTTGATTGTGAACGCGGGACCGCTGCCCATGGCGAGGTTCGTGATCGGGATCTGAACACCGGCGGCGGACGAGTAAGTGTAGCTGATATAGACGGCCAGCGAGGCGTCGGCCGCAGCGAACGTGTAGGTGCCGCCGGTCAGTGAATATGTGCCGGTGGATGGCGCTGAGGCCACACGCCGGAGAGGCATGCCCGTCAGCGCGTAGTAGACGCCCTGGTCGGCCAGGAAGGTAGCCGAGTTGGCAACAGGCGCCGACCAGGGGGTCGACGCGGGGATCGTCACCGCCTCGCTATCGGCGAACAACGTCTGGGTCGCGGTGGAGGTCGCGCCGAAGTAGATGTCGTTGAACAGAGCACCACGGATCGACGCGAATTTCGCCTTGATCGAGACCTTCGTCTTGCCGGGTGCCAGCGCGATGGCGTAGCGTTTCTGGCCATACAACTCCTTCAGGTCGGCCGAGAAATCGAGCGTGGCGTCCTGCAAAATGCCGAACCGGCGCGGGGTGGAGTTCGCGGCCAGGCTGGTGCCGATGAGGACACCTGCGGCGAAACCGAGTTGGTCAGCGTATAGGGACATGTCAGGCCTCGCTCAAAAGGCGCGCACGAAGGATCGGCAGCGCAGTGGCGGTCAGGAGATTATAGGCCTCAGTCGACCGGGAGACGGGGCCGTCGTTGATGAATTCGACCACCCAGGCCACGAACACTGCATCAATGGCGTCGGCGCGAGAATTAGGCAGCGGCGGCGGAGCATCGAGAGCGGGCGCTTCAATGGTGTCGGACATGGGGGGTTCCTAATTCAGTGCAGGACAGAGAATTGAGACGGGAATGACGGCGATCGCCTGACCATCAAGGTCGCCGGGATAGATCTCGATTTTCCCCTCGATCCATGCGTGCGTGACGGTGCCGCCGAGGGTCTGCACGACGCCAGGCGCCGGTTTCAGCAGCGCCTCGATCGTGTCGAGCAGCCCGTCCATCGCCACCGATGGCGCGACTTGGCTGTCCTTGCCGGACTGGCTGTAGACCCAGACTTCCGTCTCCATCGTGATCTTTGGAGGCATCCCGGTCGCACGCGCGGAGTAGTGGTCGCCGACGTGGCGGACAAAAACGGCCGGCTGGCTCCTCACCTCGGTCCAGGGCACCAGGCGCCGCCCGGAGGTGTTGAATGCGCCGGTGCTGTTGAGCAGCTGGAGCACGGCGTCAACAATCGTGGACCGGCTCATGCGTCGCTCTCCGCTGCTGCGAAGGCGATGGCTGCGCGCATTTCAGACAGCGCTGATTGTTGCAAGGATTTGATCGGACCGCGCAGGAAGTTCATGGCGCGCAGCGTCGGCGTGCGACTATACGTTCCGACGTCGACGGGCGCACCCATACGCGCGCGCAGCCAGACGTGGTCGAGGCGCATCTTGTGGGCGCTTTGAGTGACTGCCACGCCTCGTGAACCGTATTCTAAGGCGGCAGCCTTGCGCGCTTTCGACTGAGATTGTGTTCTGACCCCGACCACGGCTGCAATGCGGTCGCCGTGGTCATAAACCCGGCCACCAGTCAGACTCTTGAGTTCTCCCGACCGCTCGGGCTCCGCTGCCAGAACGGCAGCCTCCAAACGCCTCTCCAGGCTGGTCAGCGTGGCGAACAAACGGTCGTGCAGCACCGCTGGAAACTTATCGAACCGCAGGACGGCTCGAGTGTCGCCAGCGATATCTACAGCGAAAAAGTCGGTCACGCCGTCACCGGCACGCGATAGCTGTCGAGCATGCCCGATATTTCTGTGGTGAACACGCCAGTCTGGCCAGGCGACCCGCCCACCCAGTAGCTCTGCTCACCGAGGCCAGGCTGGATCGAGGTCTTGAGGAGCGGATCACGGCCACGACCGGCGACCCGCTGCGTGATAATGCGGAGCACGGCGTCAACGATGTCGGCCGGGATCGTGGCGTATCCGCCCTGATAGACCACGGATGTCGGCAGCGCGGACCAGGTGACCGGGTATCCTGTCACTGCATCGATCCGGATCAGCCAGCCCTTTTTGCTGTCGACCTGATAGTCGACGCCGGCCGTCAAAATGGTGACGGCCCCACCAGCCGAAGTCTGGGTCACCGCCGGGCCGAACGCGATTGATGTGCCGGAGGCGATCGCGGCGGTCGTCGAGCGGCTGAGGGTGACGCTGACGTTGGCCGTGATGATGGTGATCACCGATCCGACAGCAACACCCACGCCAGTCACCGGCTGACCGACCGAGAGACCTGACGTCGAGGCGAATGGCAGGACGCTGGCACCGATCGCCGCGGCGCTCGATGTCGCCACCACCACCGATGTGCTGACCACTGGATAGCGGCTGAGTTGCACGACCGCCAGGCCACCAGGCGTCTGGAACGGATACGGGTCGCGGTCGGGAATGACCAGGTCCTGCACCGTCTCCAGCGAAAATGTCCGGTTGCAATAATTCGATGCCGCTGAAGATGCCTGCGTTATTGCCCGACCAATGAAGGCGTCGTTCGACGTTTCACCGATAGCGATCGATAGTTCGCTCTTGGCGGTGGCGAGGTCCGTCAGGTCATAACTCGGCGCCGCGACCAGCGTGGTCGAGAGGATTTCGACGGTCATGCGGGCCTCGCGTCGTTAGGATTTGCGGCGAAGGACACGGCTCACCACGGAGGCAGGTGCAGTAGCAGTCGGAGGCCACGGGCGAGGGTTCTTTGCCTCGCCCGCGCCGACCAGACGATCAGCGATGTCGTCCGGCAACGCCGCGCTGTCGCCAGCACGCCACGGCCGGATGTCCCGCGTCAGGTCAACCAGCTTCATCAGACAGCCGGGTCGAGGGTTTCGCCGGAGAGCATGACGATTGCGGACACCAGAGCGGTCGGCGAAGTGCCGCCGGTGAATGCTACAGTCGTGACGGCGCGGATGTAGCGACGCGCCGAGGACAGATTGACGTTGACGGAGTTGTCCGTGTTCGTCGCTGTCAGTGCGGTCGTCGCCTGGACCACCGAGAGGGCGGAGAGCGGGGCGTAGTCGGCAAAAGTGCTGCCGTCGGCGCTGTCCTGGACCTTAGTGATGACGCTGGTGGTCGTCGGGGCGCCGCCGAGGGCGCCGACGTTCTGATGAACAACGCAGGACAGCGGCATCTCGTGCGCCATGCGGTCGATCGTCGCGCCGTTGATGGCGCCGGCAGACGCGCTCTGCGGACGAACGCCCGACAGGGCGAACACAATGCCGCCAATATTGAACTGGGTAACCATTTCCACGGGAGATTTTTCCTTGTGCGGAAGGTGAGCGCCGGCCACGGATTACCGTGACCGGCTGACGGGTCAGGCGGACGCGGATCAGCTGATCGCGGGGGCCCAGCGGACGTTCTGGATCACCGCGACCGCAGCCGCATGACGCAGCTGGAAGTCGTGCTCGGCAATCGCGCGGATCAGCGTCTGGTCGTTCTGGAACACCGAGATCGTGTTGCCGCCGCCGTCGATGTAGGTCCCCTCTTTCGAGACCGCCAACTCAAGCTGCATGGAGTCGAGCACCATCGCCTCAGTCATCTCGGCGAGGAAAACGAAGCTCAGATCCTGGTTGGTGCTCGACGAGTCATAGATGTTGATCGGCAGCTGCGCCGTTTTCTTGAACGGGTAGCCCAGCAGGGTCCCGCGGCTCAGTTCGTCGCGGAACACGTAAATCGCCAGGCTGTTCTGCACGTTGTTCAGATAGTTAAAGGTCCGGGGATGCATAAACCAGACGCGCCGATTGTCGGGCACGAGCGCGACATCGAGGCGGTTGATCGCGCCGCCGAGTTCGTTCGCCACGGTCGCCAGCGTGTAGACCATGTTGCTGGTGATGAACGTGCCGCCGACCGCGTAGACGGAGTTGCCGGAGGTCGACCAGTTGCCGATGGTGCCGGCCGTCGCGCGGACATAGTCATTGGCGAAGCCCAGGAACCCCTTGGGAGTGTCCTGCGTGCCATCGCCGGTCAGGAACGCGATGTCTTCACGCAGCGCCACGATCTTGACCAGGTCATCGCGCACGAATGCGTCGATGGCCGGATCAGCGTACCGCATCATGTCGTTGGACACCGGAACCAGGGCCGTCAGCTTCTTGTAGCTGGCCACGATCTGGTTGAAACCCTGCTGCGAGGTCGGGATTTTCTGGATTTCCGACCCGTAGGTGGCGCTCGCCGCGGACGACTGACCGGGCAGACGCATCGTGCCGCGCGGCATCGGGATCACGCGAGGACCAGCCGAACGCACCACAGCGGCAGCGCGCAGGAGCGGGATGATCTCGGCCATGTAGTCCTCTGGGACCGCAAAGCCGCCGCTGGTGCCGGTCGTGGCAGCCAGAGCGCGCGTGACCGGGTGAGACTCGCCATAGGCCTCGTGCGCCGCGGTGCGAGCGTTGTAGATGCTGCCACCGCCAGCGCCGAGCATCTTGACGACGCCGCCGAGGACGAGGGACTTCTCGCGGACGTAGTGGTCTTTTTCGACCGAGGCCGAAACCGTGGGCTGACCGGCCACAGGCTGAGCGGTGCTGGCGGCGAGCTCCTGCGCGGCTTTGGCGCGAGTGATCTGGTCGTCGAGCGACCGGACAGTCGCTTCCTTGCCGGTGAAATCGACCAGTTCGGGTTCAGTGAGATTCTCTTTTTGCGCCAACAAGTTGAACGCATCGAAGGCAGCAGAACGCTGCTTGCGGAGGTCCGCAATCTTGAAGTGCATGAAAAGGGCTCCATCGAGGGAAAGCGGCGCCGTCCGGCGCTGCAAGCGGTTGCCCAAGCCGCGTATGGGGCGCCCGGCTTATGCCGGGATGGGGTCAGGCGGCGGCGAGGCTCAGAGCCACGGCGCGGCGGCGACGATGTTCGAGGGAGAGCGAGCGGCCATTGGCCGTTCCGTCGCTTTCGCCCTCGCCATCAGTCGTCTGGAATTCGGTTGTGTCGGTGTCGTCGAGCAGATCGCGGATCATGCAGCGCGCCTCGTCGATCTTGTTGTGGGCAGTGTCGAGCACATCGCGGGTGACGGACGAGATCGTCTTGCCGGCGCGCTTGCTGGGTCGTGACATGTCAGGCTCCTGGGGTTCAACAGATCGCGCGGTCACTACGGCGCCGGTGTCGGCCGGCACGCTGACGAACGAGAATTCGAGCAGGTCCCATCGGGTAAACCGCTGGCCACCGCGAGGCTTTGTCGGATCAAGCGGCTCACCGTCCAGCGGCTCAAACCCGACGCTCACCGCCTGGATAACGCCGCTCTTGACCAGGCCGCGCGTGCGATCGGCTACTTCTGAGATACCGAGGGGAGCGAACCGGACCCGAGCGATGATCTGGTCGCCCTCGATGCGGATGGCCTCTGCGTTGCCGACCGGCTCGTCCGGGTTGTGCTGCCACAAGACGACGGGGTTCCGGAGGTAGTTGGCCAGATCGACACCGCCGGGAACGAGGATGTGACCGTCGCGCGCGATGTCGCCTGTCATGATCACGGCCTCGATCTCGTCTTCGTCGAGCAGGCTGACGTGACTGGGAACGAGCTTTCGGATGATCGCCATCAGGCGTAGCTCGCCGCGCCCGCAGCCACGAGCGCATCGGCCTCATGCTTGTGCAGAGACAAGGTCACGCCGCTGGCGATTGTTCGGGGATAGTCGAGCCCGGCTGAAGCACATCCCGTCATCGAGGGCGCGGACGGCGTGCCGGTCGAAGTTGCGCGGGCGTAAGAGGACGAGAGCACGACCTTGACCGAAGCGCTGCTCTCGATCCGGGCCATGTTCACCAGGATCGGAGTGGCGCCGACCAATCCGTGCGAGACGTTTTTCGCGTTGATCGCCATGTCATGCTCCTAAGCGTCTGGGGCCGACGTCGGAACGCCAGGCTCTGGGGGATGGCCATCTTTCGGATGACCGGCACCGTCCGGCGCCTGGCCACTCATGTCGCTGCCGATTGCAGCCATGTTCACCGGCTGCATAATCGTATCGCCGCCGGGGACCGCCGGCAGTCGCTCGGCACGGCGCCACTCGTTCGTGGAGATCAAGCCGGACAGCTTGCCGATCCGGCCCAGGTTGTAGCGGGTGAGCGGGTCGGCTCGGAGGAGAGCGTCTTCATTAAGGTCCAGTTCAAGACCCTCATCTTCGAGTCCGAATGCCCGCTCGAATTTCTGCTCCAGCATGTCCAGCAATGGGCTGACGGTGCTGTTCACGTAAGCCTGCTCCTCCTGGATCACAGTCGAGCCGCGCGTGGTGTCAGGCTGCATCAGCTTGCGCGTCGGCACACCAAAGAACCGGGCGATGTCCTGCACCGTCAGGTTCACCTGCTCGATGAATTGCAGGTCCACCGAGGTCAGTGACAGCGCCTTCGCCTTCACCCCATGCTCCAGCACCGCAGTCCGGCCGACGTTCTGAATACCGGCCGAAAACTGCTCCCATCCCTGCTTGAGGCGGGCGGCGGACTGCTCGTTCAGGCTCTGGTCAGTCTCCAGCACCACAGATGGCCGGGCGCCGTTTCCGACCCAGCGACTCTGCTGCTGAGACTGACCGATGGCCAGGCCGATCGCATCACGCGCCAGGCCGATTGTGGAAGCACCGACCAGCGTGTTGAACGATAGGCCGCGGAGGTGGAGCACGTCCTCGGCCGGGATCGCCAGCGGAAAGGATTGCAGCGCCGCGAACTGGAACAAACCCATCCGGGACACTTGATAAAATACCGACCCATCAACCGCCTCCAGGACGCTGACGGCGTCCGGGTTGATCAAGACCATCTCGGTCGGATCGCCCTGACTGTTCCGCAGGACGGCTGCATAGCCATTTCCGCGCAGCATATAGGCGGCGACCAGGTCGCGGGTGAATTCGTGCCAGGTCTGTGCCCGGTTCGGCGTCTTCAGCAGGCGCGCGACCGGATGATCCTTCGGCCGAATGTGGGCCCGCGAACCATCTTCCAGGCTGCGGAACAACGATGGCCGGCAGCGCGCGACGTCAGACGAGAGGATGCGAACCGAGGCATAGACGGCTGAAACCGTCATCGAGGTCGACTGCGACACCGGCATCCCGGAGGCGCTCGGCACCGATCCGATCCCGCCGAACATGCCACCAGGCGACACCGGCGAGGCCGAGCGTTGCTCTGCTGGCTTAAACAGACGAGAGAAAAAACTCATCAGAATACCAGCAGACCACGGGTGTCATAGATCGAGCGGGACTCAATCGAACCGTTCATGGTTGCCGCTCCTACTGCCATTGCCAGCGCCACAAGGGCGTCAATTCTGTTCACCGCCCGGCGCTTGCTGAACCAGCGGTTGTCGAATGGGTCGCGCTCAATCGCCGCCGACATGATCGCGGAAATGAGCACCGGGTTTCGGCGGATGCGTATCCGCCTCTCAAGGATCAGATTTTCGAGCATCGCCAGAGAGCCCGGCATCCACAGGCCATCAACCGGCGGCTTGCCCGAGCGCTTCGCGTCCAGCAGCTGCTCGTCGGTGACCTTCGCCCGTCGCCGGCCGCCCTGAGGGTGCTCGATCTGCGGCAGGGTCAGGCCCTGGGCGTCGAGTTCATCCTCCAGCTTGCGGTAGCTGTATCGGTCATAGGCCAGCGCCCGGACCCGATACTCTGAAGCGATCTCACCAATGCGGGCGGCGACAAAATCGAGCCGGATCGTCTTGCCCGCCTCGGCCCGCAGGTGGCCCTGCTCGGCCCAGACGTCGTAAGGTTGCTGGTCGCGCAACGCCCGCTCGGTCATCGTGTCCCGAGGCGTCCAGGCTTCCACCCAGGCGTCGAAGGTCGGCAGCCTGGCAATCGTGCCATCGTCACGGACGACATCAACCATGCCGGTCGGCTGCACCACAGCGAGCGCCGTCAAATCCTGGCTGCCCGATAGATCAAGGCCGCAGAACGCATCATCGCCGGACATGTCCAGCGGATCGAAATCAGCGAGCACCGCCTCCAGCGCCGCGCGACCCATCCAACTCTCCTCGGCGTCCGTCCATTGGCAGAAGTGAAGCCGCAGGATGCCGTTGAGCTTGCCGGGGATCGCCGTCGCCTGGCGCACCACACTGGCGAGGTAGTGTTCCTTCACCGTCACGCCGAGCAGAGGGTTCGCCTTGATCCAGCACGTCGGATCGGTCAGCGGATCGTCGTGAGCATCGAGGGCGCAGACGAACGAAAACGTCTCGTCGTCGATTATCTCGCCGACATAGGCGAATTCTGCATCCGGCGTCTTGGTGCCGGCAGCGACGCGAACGGCATGCTCGTGTTCCTGCCAGCAGATCGAGTTGCGGTCGGAGCCGCTGTTGGTGGCCATCACCAGCAATGGCTGGCGGCGCCATTTGAAGCCGCGCTCCAGCAGTTCAACCGTCCGCGCGTCACGATGCTCATGCACCTCGTCGCACAGCGCACAACTCGGTCGCGGGCCGGATTGGCCTTCGTCGGACGAGATCGGCCGGAAGAAACTGCCAGTTCGGAGATCTGCCAGGTTCCACACCGGATTGCCGCCCGACTTGGTGAGCCGTGCGGCCAGTGCCGGCGACTGGTCGACCATCGCCACCGCGTCACGGAATAAAACCATCGCCTGGTCTTTTTTGGACCCGGCCGCATATACCTCGGCGCGGGCCTCTCCGTCGGCGAGAAGGCAATAGAGACCGATCCCGGCGAGCATGGGCGACTTACCGTTGCCCTTGCCCTCCTCGTCGTAGAAGCGGCGGAACCGGCGGGTGCCGTCAGCCTTCATCCAGCCGAACAGCGAACCGATGCGGAACGCCTGCGAAGGGTGGAGTTCGAATTTTCGGCCTTCGAATTGGCCACCATTTAGCCGAAGAACATCAGGGAAGAAGTTGATGGCGTGGATCGCAGCGTCTCTGTCCCAAGTCAGGCCGCGGCCCGCACCATGCACCAGGTCGTCGAGGTGACGCTGGCAGGAGTTTCGGACGTGCGGGCCAACGATGCAGCGACCAGCGATGACCTCAGCGGCCCAGGCAGTGACGGGATCGTCAGGCGAAGTATTTGGCGGTCGGGTCTGCTTCTTGGTCGCCCGGCGGCGCCGCGGTGATCCGGCTGCGAGCACTGGGCGTCATTCCAAATTCTGCGGCGTAGCGCACCATGTCGGCGGCTGCCTTGTTGGCCGTGCCCACCAGCGGGTTCTGGATTGCGTTCCCATTTGTGGTCTTGATCATCAGGCCGCCAGTGAGTTGATCGCGCTCGGCCATTTTCGATATTGCGGTCTCAGCCTTTACCCATCGCGCGTATGACTGGCAGTAGGCAGCGAGGGCCGCCCGATCGATACCGGATAACATGCCGATCTTGTAAAGCTCCTCCGAGATGCGTCCCCATTCGACCTTCGCTGTGTCGTCAAGGTGTGGCGGAGGCGTTGGCAGTGCGAGCGATGGCTTTGCCTCGCCGGGCAGGATTGGCCGCCTCCCAGGGTTCCCGGTGACTAGCTTCAAATGCGACGGCTTCGGTTTTCGTCCGGACACCATTTGTGATTTCCTCGAATGTTCGTCCGTCGCCCTCAAGGCATGGCAGGCTGCATCAGGGCGCCCGTCAAAATAGGCGCATCGGACGGAAATGGCATTCGAACCTCGATGAGCGGGGGGGGCGTTTGACCCCCGGTGCGGGTTTCGCGACTCTGAAAGGCAATC